GTCATTCAGCCCACCGAGCCAAAAGCGGCCTTAAGCCACTTGGCGCTCGGAGGTATAGGTAGGAAACTCCCACCTAAAGCCTGAAGGCCATTTTGTAATGGCCTTACTAGTCCTAGGCCTTCCTAGGTAGCCGCGTACTGTTTCGCGGTTACCAAAAGAAAGGTCTTCCTCTTTACCAACATGGGTCTTGCGCCGTGCAATACGGTGCAGATGAGAGAGAAGTAGTGCGTGATCATAGCTTGCAGCCTTTACAGGACGTAAAGTCACATGCTTAACCACGTACCCTTCCTCACCATGTTGGGGCCTAAAGCATTGATGCTCTAGGTCAGAGACTATCAGACCCGTATCACCGAAGTGGTACGGAACCGGATGTGACCACGACTTAGGTACCCGTTTGCGGATTTTCATCCACAGGGGCCTAAACCGAGGGTCGCACCCGTCCGAGCAGGACCTCATGTGCGCGTACTTGCGAATAGCATTGCAAGCTTGCACAGCATAAGGGATCTTGCTGGATGATGACCTCTTTAAGAAGAACGGTCTGACTGGTACGGAATCGTAATAGTCAGCACCGCAGGACTCTCTAAACCTCCCTGCCAGGAAGGATTTAGAGACGTTCACACTAAAGCCAAACAACTTTAGTGTCTCGACCACCTTTGGAGCTATACGGGAGGGGACAATTATGTCATCACCGTATACCGAAACAGAGTTACGATCGAACTCCTTACCGTTGCAATAAATCGCAATAGCGAGGAAAACGATTGTCTCCAGTTCGAAGGTGTACCCGTTTCCCATGGAGCTGAACTTTTCAAGCTCATACTCTTTACCACCTGGTAGGGTAGTGCATGGGGATCGGGCGAGCAATAATAGCTCAACCCAACGATCAGGAAAGAGCGACTTAACCACGGACAGCGACAGAGTGTCGCTAGCCATGGAAAGGTCGATCGTCGCCAAGTCGGATGTTACTCCGCGCTCGGCCAATTTCTGATTATTGGTTTGATCATATAGGTCTACCCCGAACCGTGATAAACACGATTTGAGATAGGTGCCAATCCCAAGCTGGACAACCATGTTCAGCGAGGGTTCAACACATATACCTCTATGAGTTTTGCTATTTTTTGGAACGGTTGAAAACTTATTCCCACTGACGACGTCAAAGTTCTCGACGGAGTCAGCGTACCTATCGCCAAATATAGATCTGGCGTAGGGTATTAGGGCATAAGTTAGGCTTGGCCGGTCTCTGTATTTATCAGAGGGAACGGATCCCATGCCAGCAGTTGAGAGTGTTGCACCGCCCCCATTACGAAAGTTAGCCTCTATCTTACGAAGCTTTCTTCCGTTCAAATCACCGACTATTTGGTAAATTATACCGCGTAGTTCGGCCATCATTACCGGGCACAGGGTAGGAGTACGCATATTTTGGTATGCGCAAACTAACTCTGCGTTCCAGAACGATGACATTGCTTCCGCCTCTTTGTTAAAGGAGGTAGGAAGCAGCTGCGATTTGCTTAGCACTTTCGTGATCAGCGCATCGTCGCCAAAGTCATCATGGTGGTCGTAGTGATTTGGATCAATATCGAGGCCCAAGTACTGTTCAAACTCTCCATTAGTAAGGAGGATAAAAACAGCCAAGGACCGCGGTGTATCGATCATGATGGATAAATCGATTGCAACCTCAAGCTCCAACCTTAGGTCAGAGTCAACACTATCTAAGATAACGTACATATTAATCACCTAGTGGTTAATTAAGTTGTCCAGGTAACGATCAGCTCAAAAGGGAAGGGTATGACCATAATAAATATGGTGAATATACCCAGTTTTACCTTAGCCCCTTTAGACAGGATGTCTAAAAGGCGTTTGAGCTTAGCCATACACATGTTCGCGGCTATCAACCGCCTTGTGCAATGGCTTAGTAACCAGGGTCAGATCCATAATGTTGTTCATGAAGTACTCACGATCAACATCAGTGAATGACTCTGGCACCGTTACCTGGATGTCTGCGATTGCTACGGAATCAACCACATAAACGCCGTCGACCAAGACCTCTTTTGGAAAAGAGAGCTTGACACGGATTTTATCGGTCGGCCGCGAAGCACTACGGGCACTGTATGATTGGGTGATAACCCGATCTCCAGCAGCCGTGTTGCCAGCTTTCGACCATGTGGCCAAACCAGAAACAACCGAAACAGGCCAGTACGTTTCCGCAATAGTTGCGGCATCGTCGTCCCATACACTTATTGTTGAAATAGAAGCCATTTTGGCATCTCCTTTGATTGTCCTCTCGGACAGTTAAATATGCAGGCTTAATTGCTTACATATTCGACACTGAGCAAACGGGCGGCCGCAGGATTGCGACTTTCCATTAACCCAATGATCCCTACCTGAGGTAGAGGGGTCGAGGTCCTTTCGGGCCTCTAACTGCGACCAATAATGCGATCGCATTCCCGAGCGAAGTAAAACTCTCGGGAGGGTCCCACGTTGGTGGTTCGGGATTTACAAGCTCTGCCTGATGGCTACGATGCCATGAGTCAAACTTGACGGTCCCCGCCTTGTAGACACTTAGTCCGCTTGGCGTTGCAACCTTACCTGTACCGTTTGCAACGGTGGTAACGCTGGTACCATGGTGAGAAATCCCGTTTGGTCTAGCATGCGCACCGATATAGTCACCGATAGGAACAATCCAGTCGATGACGAATGAGAAGGGAATTGCTTCCCAGGCCCATTCAATCGGGTTGCCCACTTCAAAAGCACTTGTCCAGGCCCTTTCGGTAACCTTGATATGTGTTATGAAGCGGTTGCTAGATGATACCGTCCAATCAACACCCAGGTATTCTTCCTGGACGCGATCTTGGGCAGAAGAGTCGATACGCTGGTAACAGTCGAGCATCATTGCTTGATGCCTTTGTGTTACCGTATGTATGTCGTCTAGAACGGGCTTTAGCCCAAAGTTTACGGCTAGATGCGTTGTGGCGACGTCGTTGACGGTGAACTTCTTATGAAGTTTGCTCCAACGGCCTCGCTTTATATCGCGATATATGTCGTAAACTTTGCCAACAGATGCAGCAAGCATGCGCGCGGTCTTTGCAGACTCTGCGATTAGCGAGCTAACATCATTTACTCTACCCCGGATTTTAAGCCGGTGTTCCGTCTGGCCCCCTGGATCAGCAAAGCTGGGAAAGGAGGTTGGAAGAACATGGTGGTAGAATGTGTCCTGCTTGAAACTACGAGGGAAGCTATTCACAAACTTCATCGGTTGCACATCCTGGAAGATCCAGGGCGTGCTCTCAAATCGGTGGAACGGCCCTCTCGAAGTCTGATGGGCAATGAGATTGAACGGTTTTGACCGTGATTCAGTCGTGGGTTTTACCCCACTCTTGACCGACGTTATCCTATCAAGATAGGTAACAGTCTCAGTTTCAGTGCCATAATCAGGTACATACGGAATTACACCACTTTTCGCGAGCCATTTTTTCTGGACGCGATAGGGGGTGGACTCTGTAATTTCCTGCAAGTAAGGACTTGACATAGGTGATACTCCAGTTTTTAAGTGGAGTTCATTGGCCTAACGGCCAACTGCACCCACGGGTGTAGAACGTTACCATTCGTCTTAATCACGAAGTTTTAAACCAAGGGAACAGCACTTTTCTAGCATGAAGGCAATAAATGCGCTCAGCTAGGTATGCTGCCTCCTCGGGCTTCGTGACCTCGGCATCTCTCAGACTGATAGGAAGATTCATCGTGCAGGGTCCTCGTCCATCATCCAATACAAAGGTGATGAAAAAGCGACTCCACCGAACGCAGAAATAAATCCGCGCGTCGGTATATTCAATAACTGAATATAGCATAATGTTTCCCCCTATTTCGTTAAGCGAGCCGGGTAG